CTTCCATCATATTCTGCATATTAAACTTAAGGTTGTATTGACCATCTTCCCCTACATAAGGAGTCTTTTTCATTTGATTCATGGTCTTTTGCATGAATTGCTCTACTTCATTAGGCGGTACATTACCTACATTAATATAGAACATTCTCTTTTCAGGTGCTCTCATTATACGATGTATCAACATCGCATCTTCCATAAGAGTAACTTGTTTGTATATCTTTCTAGCTGGTTCAATGTATGATCTACCGTAAGGTAAGTAAGCTGTATCTGATATTAATCTAAAGTGAGCTACTTCGTAATTATCAAAGTCTACTACTCTTCTATCGTTACTTCTTTTAGGTAAGTAGTTTGGATGTTGAGAAGAAGCTAATCCATCAGGATCTAATTGAAATATTACTTTTGCAGGATTTTCAGGATCTTCACCTTCTCTTCTCACCATATGATATACAGTGTAAGGAAGCACATTATAGATACCGTACTTTTCAGATATCTCTAACTTTAAGAAGAAATCTCCATACTTACACATTTGACGTGTCCATGACCATAGGTTAAATTCTATGTTAAGAACGTCGTAAAATAGGTTATAAAGAACTCTTTGTATGTTTTCATCAGAGGATTGAATTTGTAAAATCTCTCCTTGATCATTCTTAACTGTAGACTCATCTGCTATAATATCTAGCGTAGAGGCAATAATCGGATCAGTGTCCATTGACTCGTAATCAGAATATAACTGTATTCTTAACGTTTGATAATTAAGATTAGGGTTAAATATATTCTTGTTATTGTAGATGTAGAGTCTACTGAATCTATCTACTAGTGAGTTAGTCTGGTATCTACCAGTTGTTTGTATCTGATTTACATCAGCTATTTTTAGCTCTCTACCGCCTATATTCCTAACAACTATATCGTTAGAAAATAATCTTCGTAGTCTGCCAAATAAGGATTTGTCCGCCATTAATGTACGTTTTTAATAAATAGTCTATTTTAACAACCAGGAGATATCTTCTTAGCCTCCAGGTGTCTTTATAATATAAGGATTATCTATCGGCTTTCCAACTTTAATCACTGCTTGATTTCTAGCATTAAGGTTTGAAAAGGAAGATAAGGATGCTCTTGCAAGATCCATTCCCTGTTGTCTTAGCCTTAAAGCAGTGTCTCTAACGTATAGAGCAGTACCAAAGGCTATAATTAAGTCATCGTTATACCTATCTTGTGCTTGAGCCTTTCCATTTTTCCATATGAATGTTCTCATCTCACTTAATAGTCTTTTAGATTGAATCAAAACGCCTTTATCTCTAACGTATTCGATCATTTTAGCTATAACTAGTGGTCTAGTTCTAGATGACATAGTAAAGCCAGGTACAAGTTTATCTCTTTCAAACTTAGTCATATAGGATTCTACTGTATCTCTATTATTGGTTGGACTGTAATAGAGGTTTCTATATTCTCTTTCCATGATCTGTTCAATGGTAGCCCACCCTATATTAGCGTTTTCACAAACTAATAGAGCATCGTTATACTCTGATGCTATTCCTACTAGTATGTTTCCGAAATCTTTAGGTGATATTTTACCTTTGTATTCTCCTACTTGGTGACATTCTTCTATATCGAATATATGAAATGCAGAGTAATCCGTAGCATCCCCTCTTGCAACATCCGCTACAACCATATATGATTTACTATAATCAACTCCTTCCCATATCCATAAATTACTATCGACTCCTCTTTTTTCCATAGGATCTTTCTGATAAGTTTCATCATAGAAAGTCATATCTTCAGGTTCAAATACTGTATCACCAGAGGATAAGAAGTCACAATCACATTCCTGTCCTGCCATTCTAGGTCCTAAATCTCTATCTTGCTGTAATCTCCAATCTTGGTTACGTTCAGGATGTACTGTCCATGGTAGTCTTATAGGTAAGAAACTATTTTCTCCGGTCTCAGCTTTTTCCCACGTTTGATGGAACCAGTTACCAATACCGTTAGGAGTAGAAAGTGCCATACACTGTCCACCCGTTGCTAATGTTTGTTGTGCAGCAGTATAAGTCTCATCTATATTGTCTATAAACGCTGCCTCATCAATTAAAAGTAACGATACAGCTTCAGATCTTGCAGCATCTGCATTTGATGATTTGGCTGTAATCTTAGATCCATTTTTTAATCTAAGAGATAGTTTATTCTTTTCTACTGATTTTAATTTTAACCACTTTGGTAGTTGATCATACATAAAGATAGTTTTAGTCACTAGGTTTCTAGCTGTAGACTGTGTAGTTGCTAATGCAAGTACGTTTTTATCTTTATGAAATAACATTAACCATAGACTGTAGGCTGCTGATAATGTTGATATACCAAGCTGTCTAGATTTAAGTGTGATTATATACTGGTTGTCTCTAAATAAGCGTAGTATTTTTTCTTGAAAAGGATATAAGGCAAAGAGTATTCTACCCCGTGTAGGGTGTTGAATAAAGCAATACTTCTTCATAAAGTATGCCGGATCTTTGGCGCACTTGATATACTCTTGTGCGATAATCTTCTTTATGTCTTGTGCCATAACTATTTAGCTTTTGAAACAGCTAATCCTAATTTATCCGAATCGTGACCGGGACTATTTTTAGAGTGGTGTTTCACGTTAAACTCTCCAGAGACTATTTCACTAAACTCTCCTTTTAAAGTTTTATCGTTTAATCTATACTTGATATACTTAACTTGAACGAAGTTATTAAAAAGTTCATTGAAGTTTAAATCAGTATCAATATTTAAATCTTTTACAAATGCTTTTTCAATAGCAATTCTGTCAGCATGAGCCTGTCTATCTTCTGGTCTATTACCTAATTTAGGGTAATCAGGGTAGTTTGCTTTATAATCTTCAACAGCTTTTTTTAATTCCGCACTTCCAAGTTCATCGATTGCTTCAAAAGCCCCTGTAATGACTGAATTAGTATTTATAATACTGTTGAATTTATCTATTCTACTAGGTACTTCACCCCCAGCTAAATTAACTAACTTAATAACATCTTTGTATTTAACTGTATTTCCCATTCCCTTAGCAGTCTTAGCACTAACTTGAGTTCTTTCTTCTCCTTTATAAAGAATATAATCTATCAAAGGGTAATTACCTGCTGCTGGAAACTCTACTGAATCGTATCCGTTTTCTATCCCATATAGAAGAGCACCGTGCGGTTCACCAAAGTTTTTATTTACTTCATTGAAAAAACCATTAGGTAGTTCTTCTCTATCTGAATCTGATATTGCTCCTGTATCAGTTAATGCGTAAAGCAGTGTGGTTATTTGTGGGGAAGTTAAGATTTTATGTGATTTAACTCCTCTAATAAGTTCCTGTTTTAGCTGTGATAGTGGTATCTTTTTATCTAAAGTAAGTCCTAATTGTTGAGGTTTTAATTCAAAGTACTCTCCTGCTTTTTCTCCTGTTGGTTTTACTATAATAGTAACACCGTCTTTTTTCCAGTTACCTGATCTTACACGAGTTGCTTTACCGAATTTACCTGAATCTTGAATTCTATCAAACAATGCTTCTCTAGAAGGTGAGTATAATACTATACCTGTTTTTGATTGAGGTATGATTTGACTTTGATCTATATCCAGAAGTTTAATTAATTCTTGAGCTATTTCTTTAGCTCTTGGAGTAAGTATATCGTAATTTAATTTTTTCAATTCAGTTACTGTAGGGTCGAAACCAAATGTAGATTCAAACAGAGCCATATCCTCTTTATTATTTAGGTCGGGATATCCTTTCTTAGTCCTATAAGACCATTCTAATATGACTTTATCTATTAGATTCATTATGCGTCTGGTTCTTCCCCGTCCTCGAAATCTACAGGTTCATCTGTTAAATCAGCTCCTCCTCCATCATCTCCTCCACCTAAATCATCTCCTCCTTCAAAGTCTTCTCCATCTTCAGCTCCGCCTCCTTCTCCTCCGGGAAAGTCTCCTCCGCCTCCTCCACCGCCGCCTCCGGTGTCAGAATCAATAGCTTCTCCTTCTGATGCAGCTTTCATTGGTGATTCTCTGTACAGTATCTCTAATCTATCTAACGCCTGTTGGTAGTCATCTATTCTATTAATAAAGTATCTCTTACCTTGTATCTGGGCTTGAAATCCATCTCCTAACCACTTAAGGATGTAGTCTTGTCCGTTCTTAAGATTGACTCTAAAGGAACTAGGTCTTGGTGAAACCCAATCAATAGACTGCACAAACTCTTTAAATTGTTCTGTCTGTAATTTGATAATAGCCTGTTTTAAGGTAGGGAATTTAGTAAGTATGGTATCCGTAGAATCTTTTAATTGTGTATCATCAGGAGTATCCATATCCGGTTCTTCTTCCGGGGTTGGTTCTTCTGGTTCTTCTTCGTTAAGTTGATCCTGTAGGCTTTCTTTGAGTACCTCTTCGTAAGCTTCTAAGATAATATTCTCTAATTCTGCTTTTTTCATTATTTGTTATTTCTACAATGTGCTTTTCCTTTTAAATATGGTCTTTTACAATTTCCTTTAATGTGTACTCTTCCGCATTTACCGCAGCATGTTGCTCCTTCGTTCTGTAGTTCTGCTGGTTCTTCTGTTTCAGGAGTTTCTTCTCTTGTAATATTATTAAGTAAGTCTATTACTCTTTTTATTGAAGTTAATTGCGTATAGTCTTTATCCTCTTTAGAGTTAATCTGGTTAAACATAGAAAGTAATGCTCCAGCCATAGTTTTTGCATCTTTAACTTTTACATTATAGGTACGTAATATTTGATCTGGTATAGGTAGAGCTTCTGCTTCGTGTATATCTAAAGTATCTTTATTTATCTTTTTTCTATCTGCATTATTCTTTCTAGCTTCTTTTTCTTCTGGGTCATCATTCCAATTTTGTTTATGGTATATGTCCCATTCCTTTAATCCAACTTTTATATCGTCTTTAATTGAAACCATAGCTCTAATAAAATTAGCATACTCGTCAGCAGGTACGTGGATATATTTTTGCCCGTAATTTATTTGTAACATTAGTGTTTTATTCCCTCCAGCAAATCTAGTAATCTGTATACCGTTTCTATTATATAGATCTGTCCCTTCTTTTATTCCAATTTTAGATTTTACTTTATCAATCGTATCACCTAAGTCTTTTGACCAGTTCCAATCTCTATCGTCTACTTCGTCTTCATGTATCTGACCGCCTTTAATTCTACTATGTGCTATACCGTATACATCTCCGTTTCCAAAGTCTACAGTAGCTTGTGTTTCTGAATGCTTAATTACTTTTCCTTTCTTACCGTCTTTGGTTAGAATATCTCCTACTTTACAGGATTGCTCTTTTACTGCTCCTCCTTCTTCCATATAGTCTTCTAGATTCTTATCAACTGGTATTTTAAATTTATCAGCTAAAGCATAGACTATTTCTAATGCAGCTTCTTTTTCTGATATGTCATCATTGTTAGACATATTTTGTACAGCCTTTAATACATCATCGAAATCTCCTCTTCCTTCATCTAACTCTTGATCTCTACCTGTTCTTGATATTTTATCGTCTTGTTTAGCTACTAATTCTTTATATTTTTTATTAACTTGTTTAACTTGTTTGATAAAAGCTATTCTTTCTGGATCAGATTGAGACTTTGTATTCATCTCAGGAGCTAATTGTTTTATCATCTTTTTAGCCGATATTACTTTATCTAATTCAGACTCTTCATTTATACCGTCTTCATTATCTTCATTATCATACCCTGCTATATCATGGAATCCCATATTACCTAACTCATCGTTACTATACTCTCTACCTAATCTTTCTCTGAAATCGGGTACACTACTAATCCATCCATGTAATGCTTCCATTGCTCCCGGGTTATCTTCTATGAATTCGTCGAATCCATTTCTGTACCCCAAAGCACCGAATACTTGATCCATGTGTCTTGAGTCTTCATCAATTCCTTCGTTATAGTCGTACTTGTCTTCTTCTAATTGAAAATCTTCTATTTGGTCGTAACGAATTTCATGTTCTCCTCCATCTTGATCTACTGCAAATACTGTATCATCATTCCACATAGAGGTATTATCATCGTTACCGTTATTAGGATTGTATATAATTAATGACTTACCATCAGTAGTTCTGATCATAGCATCGTCTGCTTGACCTAAAACAGCTAATAGCTTTTCTTTTGAATAGGCTTCTTTTACATCATCTTCTTTTACTTCCTTTTTATTAGCATTCTTTATTAGAGCTGCAATTTTCTGTAAAGAAGCTTTGTCTTTATCGCTTAATTTCATAGCTAGATGAGACGGCTTTCCTCTGTCGTCTACTTTCTGTTCTATATCTTGTTCGTTCATTCCCTTAAAGTATTTTGTCATTTCGTTTTTTATCAAATCCGTATTAACTCTTGCTTCTCCTGATGGTTTAATACCTACATCAGATATTTCTATATCTCCTTTTGGTGATAAAAATATAAGTTTACTATTTTGTATTTCAAATCTATATGATTCTTCGTTATCGTTTTTATATATTACGTGTACTGTGAATATCTCTGGTGTAGAAGGTGAAACAGAAGAGCTATAAGTCTTTTTTATTTTAGCTGATGATATTTCGTCTCCGGATGTTATTATTGCTTTAGCTACAGCTTCTCCAGCTTGATGAGCTATCGCATTTAAAGCAGAAGATGAAAGTTTATTTTCTTCTTTTATGGCATTACCTGCTTTAACTGCATCTTTATGAGCATTAGAATTACCATGAGCAGGTTTTTCACCTCTTTTTCTTTTTGCATTAATATTAGCCCATAAACCTGGTCTTTTCTTTTCGTACATACCTTTTTTTAGGGTAATGGTAATACCTCCTGCCATGTTAGGTTGAGCAAAATAACCATGGTCTTCAGCTTTTTGCATTAAACGTTCTTTTGTAGCATCGTCTAAAGGTTCAGAAATAATAACCTTATTACCGTGTTGTCTATAAGGTATACCTCCTGCTACTTTATCTACATTTTCTTCTACATAGTCTTTTTCTGCTTCTCTACCTGCTTGGTAGTCTGTTTCTTCATTATCTCCTGCTGCTATTAGTAAATTACCTAGTTCTTTATCTTGTTCCATTGCTGGATTCTTAAGAGTGATGGCATTTGGGTGTGTATCTCCTCTGCCTATATGTAATTCGTAATCTTGACCTTCTTTGTACTTAGATCTTAAGTAGTCTATAACATACTGTATAGCATCTAAATCATACCCTAAGGCAAATATAGTGCTTGTACTTTCTTTCATGTCATTACCTGCTTTAACTGCATCTTTGTGAGCTTTAGAATTACCATGAGAAGCTTTTTCGCCTCTTTTCTTCTTAGCATTAATATTAGCCCATAAGCCTGGTCTCTTCTTTTCTTTTATAGCATCATCATATCTTTTTGGTTTTGTACCTAATGCTTTTGCTAATGCAGCATCAATCTTATTAAGCATATCTCCATACTTATCGGCTATTGGACCT